TCAATCCCGTCCTACATCAAGGGCTCGGTCACGAAGATCGTCGGCTCGGACAACGAGCAAATGATCGCGGTACAATCCAACCAGTTCTTCAACGGCTTCTACCTCTACAAGTACTTCTTCAACGGGAATGAGAAGCTCCAATCCGCATGGTGCAAGTTCACGTTTGGGAATGACCCGCTTGTCGCCCAAACTAATTGGGCATACGTGGAAAACATCGACTTTATTGACAACCAGCTTTTTGCTGTAATTACTAGAAGCGATGCGACTTATTTAGAGCGAATCGACTTTCAGTCTGGCAAAACTGACTCGGAATCTAACTACGTTGTTTTGTTGGACCGCAGGGTCCAAGAAGGTCAAACAACCAGAAGCTACAATTCAGCAACCGGGAACACGACCTTTACGCTCCCCTATAGCATTGACCCCGATAGGGCGAGGGTAGTCACCCGGGCCACAACCCCTTCGGGTCCGGGGTACGTAATCCAGACAGCAAGCGTAGGCGCTGGTGGAGGTCAGTTGGTTCAGACAACGGGTGTGGGCGGGTCTATCATCCCCGTTCTCTCATCGAGCGGCACGTCCGTCGTGGTCAAGGGCAACTACTCGTCGGCGTCGCTGTGGATCGGTGAGAACTACAGCATGGAGCACACTCTTGGCCGCGTGGTTCTTCGCGCCCCGGGAGCCAAGGGTAATCCAACCGTTGTGTCTGCCGGGAAGCTCTATCTCCGCCGCGCTTCTGTTTCCTACGACAAGACACGTACCTTCAAAGTGACCGTGACTCCGATCAACGCGGTGTACCCGACTACCTACGAGTATCTTTGCAACAACCAAGTGACGGGGACCACCACGTCGGCGGTCAACTATGACTCGCTCCGCGATGGTACCTTCCGCTTTCCGATCCTTTCCAAAAACGACCAAGTAATAATCAAACTCATAAATGACACCCCCCACCCCTGCTCCCTCCTTTCAATGGACGTCGAGGCACAATACGTCTCCCGTTCTCAAAGGGCTGGCTGAAGAAGTTTGGAATTATGAGCGCGGGTGCGCCGTCCGCAAGGCGGTCCCCGAGGACGCCCATATTCTAGCCACACGCCTCCGCCCTGAGGACATCAGGGAAGTAAAAGCTGTGACTACCGGGGATATGGGTAAGTCCATTGAAAAGGGTATCCTTGAATCCCCCTATACCTACACCATTACGGTAGAGGGTGAGATAGCCGCCATTTTTGGCGTAAATCATTACAGCCCAACGGTTGGCGTAATATGGCTATTGGGGAGCGATTTGTTGCTAAAGGAAAAGATTGCGTTTCTTCGTCAGAGCCCTAAGTGGTTAGAGGCATTCCACAGCCTATATCCAATCCTATTCAATGTTGTTTGCTTCTGGAATACCTTGCATATTGATTGGCTTAAATGGCTTGGCTTCAGGTTTATTCGAGAGTATAAGGAATACGGCTTGAATAAAGAACCCTATATTGAATTTCTCAGCGTAAAACTCTAAATCTATTTATGTGCGCCCCAGCAGTATTCGCTATTGGTAGTTTGGTTGTCGGTCTAGCATCGTCCGCCCTTCAGTACATCGGCGGGCAACAACAGGCCAATCAACAGGCCGCTTACCAGCAACAGATGATGACGCTGGAACAACAGCGTGCCCAACAAGAACAAGAACAGCTTCGCCTCAAGAACCAACAAGAACAGGACGCCCTTCGCCTTCGTCAGGCACAGGAGCGTGAATCCGCCGCCCGGGAGCTCAACAAGGTCTCGATGGAAGCCCGGGCCGCAAGCTCACGGGCAGTTGTCGCCGCTGGTGAGGCTGGTATTGGCGGCATTGCCGTAGATTCGCTTCTTGGGGAAATCAGCCGTCAGGAGCTTGGCTATTTCGAGGCCAGCACCCGCCAAGGTCAGATGCGTGACACCTACTACGGTCAGACCCTCGGCAACATGAACAAGGCGCTCGAGATGAACCTCGACACCTCCCGCTTGGCGTCTCAAATGAATATCAATCAGATCAATCGCCCCATTCAGCGGCCTTCGTTTGCTTCGTTTATGATCAACAACACCTCCGCAGTTCTTGGTGCGGGTCAAAACTACTTCCAGAACAAGTACTACTACGGTGGTGGCTCCAATTCTGGTGGCGTACAGGACAACCTCTTTACGTTCTAAATGGCACAGGAAACCATCATCCCCCGCAGGGCGGAACGCGGCCTTGGCTACGCTCCTTCAATCACCCCGTCACCGCTGGTTCAGCCTTCCCAGCTTATGGCGCCGCCCGCCCCGGCGGCTCCGCTTCCTTCTGAGAGCAATGAGCTCTTGCAGATCGCGGACTCGCTCAAGGGGCTCAACGCACAGCTAGGGTCTTTTAGTCTTGCCTACACCCGTAACGAGGTGGTGGAGGCTAAGAACGAGGGGGAGACGGACGCAAACTCTGACCCCGAAAAAGCCCGTCAGGTTCTTCGCATGGGCTATCAGAACGCGGTCAAGTCCGGGTTACTGAAGGAGAGCGCGAACCCGATGTACTGGCGGTCCTACATGACCAACACCGCCAAGAACATTGTTGAGCCCGGTTTCAGGACGTACCTCTACGAGAATTATCTCGGCAAAGCCACAGACCCAAAGAACACCGAGCCGATTGAGAGCCTTCAACAAGAGGCTTGGCAGTCGTACCTAAAGGATAGCGGTTTCAATCTTGACTCCGCTTTCGCCAAGGCGGCGGCAAACGAAAGCGCCGCTGGTGTTTTCAGGACATTTTCAACATCAGCCCTGAGCAAGCGCCTTGAAGCTCGGGAAGTGGATGCCCGCAATCAGTTGGGCATCTCCATTCAGCGGGGCTTAAAGGAAGCCGAAAACCTCCCCTCGGATAAGTCGGACGAAGCGATCATCAATAACTTCGTCAAGCAAGTAGGCGAGGCGTCCATGAGCGGGATGAGCAATTCCACCTACTACGCCCTTCAGGCTGGTGTGGCTCCGTATATTGATCAGCTTCGCCGCGCCAACCCTGACAGGGCTATGGCGATCCTTCAGACTCTCAAACAGATCAAACTTCCCAACGGCTATGTTGTGGGCGAGGGCAACACCCTTCCGCTCTTTAACCAGATGGAAGAGAACGTCATCGCGGCCCAGAACCAAGCGGAGAACCGTGGTTCGGCTGAAAGAGGTCAGATACTCACAGCGGCTCAGGACAAAGTTTACGAAATCATGGACCGCTACCCCAACGTCAACGACCCTAAGGCGATTGACGATATTACCCGAGAGCTTATCGCCTCTTCGGTTGTGCTCCCCGGGGATGGCGGCACCAAGGAAATCACGCCTCTTACTGGCTACGATCACCTTCACGGTGTTCTAAAAGAAACCGTTCGCAAGCTGGTCGCGGATCGTCGTGGTTCCGATGCCGCCCCTAACGCGGCCCACCTCAACGCCTTCAACCTTGCCGTCGTCAACAACGATGTTTCCGAAGCCCGCCGTCTCTATGACATCGGCCAAGAAAGCGGCTTCAACGGCACGCAACAAGCCAAAATGATTGAAGCGATCCAGAGCTTGGAGAACTACGAGCCTCTTCTCAAGACCCGCTCCGCTCAGGAAGCCCGCGCCATCATCTCGAGCACGATTGGCAACCAGTTCAAGGCAGACCCTGAAGTGGCTCAGTCGCTCGTGGGCATGGTGGACTTGGAGGTCAACAAGGCGGTCAAGGAGGAGATGGACATCTTCCTACAGGCTAACCCGGGACAGACTCAGGAACAGGCCGCTCCCGCCGTGATGAACGCGGTGAGAGAGAAGGTAATTGATCGCCTTACCACCTTTGGGAACAACGAAAAGAAAAGCCTCGAGCTTGCTGAGAGGCGGCAACAGGAAGTCGAAGCCAAGAACGCGGAGCTCAAGAACAAGGCTGAAGCAACCGCTGGTCCGTCGTGGTTCACGAACGATGAGCTCACCCGCGTCTCGCGCGAACGCCAAGTGGTCAGGAACTTCATTGAACTTGGACGTGCCTCGCGTACTGGCCTCGCCCCGGCTGATCAGGAGGCGGTGCAGAAGAAGCTCGCTTACATTGATTCCAAGATTGACGGCATGGTCAACCGCCTCGCTGGCGAAGTGAACCGCAAATTTGAAACGAAGTACTACTTGCCCGCCTCTGAATACGCAATGGCGGAGACATACGAAGCGCCCAAGAGCGCAGAGAAGACGGAAGCTGATTTATCCCGCTACTATTCAGCTAAAAACATCAAAGGCTACTCCCCGGCTGAAATCATGGCTGGTCAAACGGATCATAACATTCCGATTGACCCCAATTTGAACCCGCTTCTCGTTCCCGTCTTTACTTCGGTGGAAGAGCTTGCCAATTTCAGGATCGCGTATAGAAAAGGTGATCAAAACGCGACCAAATTCGTTGAAACCCTCAAAATCCGAGATATTGACCAATTTGCCAAGGCTCAAGCCCTTGCGATTGAAGCGCTTGGGCGTGGAAGAAGCCGCTAAATGAATACTTTTGGAGAATTTTCCCCGGAAGAGCTCAATTCCGAAGTAGATTCGATTTACAAAGAGCTAGAATCCGACGGATACACCCGCCCTCGCTATCAGCCGCCCGTTGAAGCACAGCCTCAGGCTATCGAAACGCCTGAGTTGAGCGCCACAAAGACCGTAGAGACGCCTGAGGCTCCTCTTCAAACGCCTACACAGCCCGATAGTCAGCTTATGCCCGCTTCGGACAGCATGGGCCCCGCTGATTATCTCTTGGACGTGGCCCGTGGAGCCATTCGTGGTGGCCTTGGAGCCGTGGAAAGCACCGCTGACCTTCTCACGCTTGGTTACCTTCCAAACGATTTTTTAACGGGCGGTATTGATCGCCCCAAGTCTGCTATCGGCGGCTTGGCTGAAGGTGCCACGGAGTTTGCCGTCGGCTTCATCCCGGCTTTCCGAGCAATCAACATCGCTGGCAAGGCTGGAAAACTCGCCAAGGCGGGCTCTATCGGCAAGTGGCTTCAGAAGTCACAGATTGGTCGTGGTGCTATCGCTGGTGCCGTGGCTGATTTCACCGTCTTTGACGAACACGAAGATCGCCTTTCCAACCTCATTCAGCAGTTCCCCGGTCTCGAGAACCCGGTCACAGAGTTCCTTGCGGCTGACAAAGATGACGGCTTGCTCGAGGGGCGGCTGAAGAACGTGCTTGAGGGAGCCATGATCGGCTCCGCGATTGACGGGATTATCCTCGGGGTCAAGGCTCTTAAGAAAGCCCGTGGGATGGCGGAAGCTGGCAACGCCAAGGGTGCTGAGAAAGCCTTGGACGATGCGGGGATGCAGATTAAAGAGCTTATGGATTCGGAAATTACAACCCAAGGGTTACGTCCGTTCTCCGAAGCTCAGGTTGTGGACTTTGATGCTGGGGCCGCCGGGGTAAGGCCCCCCCGCCAAGAGGTGCCGAAAGGCGGCTCGGGGTATGGTATTGAGCTTCCGCAAAAAACCGCGTCCCTAATTGAGACCGCCAAGGCAGAAACAAAACGCTCCAAGCCTGAGACGCCCGTAAAAGTCACGGAAGTCTTGGAATCCATCTTAAACGAGTGGGACGAAGTAGTCGTCCGCACAAAAGATCGGTGGAAAGCCGCCATAGCTGGCCCGAATGCTCCTGTCGTTTTTCGCGATGGTCCGCAAAAGGCCCAAACCGCAAAGCAAGTAGCGGATGGGCTGGAAAAAAGTCTAAAGGATCCTTCCAACAAAACAAACATCGGGATGAACACCAGAAGCATTGAAGCTGGTGGAAGCGCTTTAACAGACTCAAATCTTGCAAAGTTTTCTGAAGCCCAAGTTGACCAAGTGCTGGGCGGGCTTCGCCAGCTTACGTCAGAGATTTTGCGTATTGGAAAAGAGGGCGGCGCGCTAAACAACACGGTTGTTGGCTACAAGCCGGGGGTTCGGGCATTCTACAACCCAGACAAAGACATGGTGTTTTTGGGCGGAAAGAATCGGGACGACTTTACCTTCTTTACTCCAATCCACGAAATTGCCCACGCTCTTACTGTTAGGCAGATTGACCTTGGCCTCCCGGCTGTCAGCGAAAATTGGCGGACGATGAACGGTGAGAAATACTTTAACTACATCAAGGCCGCTCAGACTAACCCAAACACCAACCCGGCGCTAAAAGGGCTGATTGACAGCTACGTTGCCTCAGCGGAGACGCTTGGCGTTGACGCAAAGCTGTTTGGGGCGGTCACTAAGTCAGGCGAGAGGACAAAGAACGCTGGCATCGCTGGGGCAACGGGGGGAGACAAAGCTGTAAACAGAGGCGTGGCTTACGGGTTTGGAAACCTCTACGAGTTTACGGCACAGGCCATCTCTAGCCCCGGCTTCCAAACTCAGCTTGCCGCCATCAAACTAGATTCAGGCAAGAGCGCCTTCCGCGCCCTGACGGACGCTATCGCTGACCTCCTAGGCATGGACATTGACAAGACCATGCTTGAGAAGGTTCTCCGCGAAACTGCCGAGCTTGCCGGGTCGCCTGTTAGCCGTGGTGGTACCAAAGAGGGTGTTGCGGCTGGTGCCTCCCGCATGGCGGGGGATGTCGCTGAATCAGATAGGGCCATCATGGCTCCCCCGGCCCCTGAGGTATCTCCGCTAATTAAAGCCCGCTTTGACGAATACCTGAAGGTCTACGAAAAGGACCCCAACGACCTCAAGGCGCTTGCCAATGCGTTCCTAGACGATAACGGTCGCCCGGTTTTCAACCTCGATAACTTCAACAGCGTTGACGAAGCCCATCGGTCAGCGTTGGCGATTATGAAGACCTTCGAGGACACCATCTCACGGGCCAAGGGTGAGGTTCGTGGAGCCTCGGTTGTCTCTCAGGACGCGATTGATTTTCTGAAGAAGTACGACGGGACGGGAACCATTATGACCCGTCTCGCCAAGGACGCACAGAATAGCCGTCAGCTAGACTCGCGTATCCTTGCCTACTACGGCGTTGGTCTTTCTATTCAGGATAAGATCGGGAAGCACGTAGCTGAGTTTATCAAAGCCCGGGACATTCTGGACAGATACCCAGATGACCCCGATCAGCTTAAAAAGTATGCCGAGAACTTTTTGGCCGCTACCGAGCTTCAGCAGAAGTTTGGAAGCATTGTCTTTGGCTACCAGACCATCCGCTCCAACGCTGGTCGCAACCTGAACGTCTTCAAAAGGATCAAAGAGCAAGCCACGCTGGTTGAGTACGCGAAAGCCATGATGGAACAGGCTGGCGGCAAGAAGGACGTGGAAGCCACCCTCGATAAGCTCCATGAGATTTGGAAGAAGCACGGCGGTGCTGGTCTCGCCAAGGAATCCCCTGCCGGGATGCTCGATATGCACAACGAGCTTTGGATCAACTTCCTTCTGTCTGGACCCAAGACCTTTATCGTCAACGGGCTCGGTACTGGCATTGTAACCATGCTCAAGCCTGTCACCTCCGCTCTCGGAGCCCACGGTCGCTACATTGCTACCGGGGATACCAGCTACAAGATGATGAGGGACGAGTTCATCAGCGTGTACGGCTACATGATGGACTCGTTTAAGGAAGCCGTTGAGCTTGGTCTCAAAGCCTTCCGCGAGGGTGATAGCGTCCTTCAGCGTGGCACCTCACCCATTGAAAAGGGCCCTGCCATCACCGGGGCCAACGTCAACAATCTCCTTAAACAGGAGCGTGACGCCAACCCCGTTCTCGCTGGTGTCGCTGACTTCTTTGGCAACGTGGTTCGTGTTCCGAGCCGCATCCTCACCGGGACGGACGAGTTCTTTAAGCAGATCAATTACCGCTCCTACGCCAAAGCCAAGGCCACTATCGAAGGCTTGGAAGCGCTGGGTAAGGATGGCGAAGACCCTGCGAAGCTCGCTCAATGGGTTGCCGCCCGGTTGGACAACATCGTCATGCAAGATGGTCGCCGCTACTCCAAGAGTGCGGTACGAGCCCAAGCTGTTGTCGAAGCTACCAACCGATTTGGTAAGGAAGGGTTGGACAGCCTCGAGGCCGCTGACTTCATCAACAAATACATCTCCGATAATTGGGACCCCTCCAAGAGCTCCCTTGCGGACTACGCTTTTGACGTTTCCCAAGAAGTGACCTTCACCCGCAGGGGCGAGCGTAATGCGGTCACGGGTAAGCCCGAGTTTCAGTTGAGCACGGAGCGGTTCGTGAGCAATCACCCCGCCCTGCGATTGGTTGTTCCGTTCGTGACCACGCCCACAAACATTCTCAAGATGGTGGGACAGTACACCTACGGCGCTATTGTCCTCTCCACCCCGCTGAAGAAAATCCCGTTCCTTCAGGCTGAAAAGCTCCGCCTCGCCCGCGAGCTCGCTGACCCGGACCCGATGGTACAAGCCGCCGCAAGTGGCAAGGTGTACATGGGTGTCGCCCTCACCTCTACCGTGATTGGGGCGGCGGCGGCTGGTGTCATCACAGGCGGTGGGCCTGAGGATGAGAATGAGAAGAAGATTAAAATGGCTACGGGGTGGCGTCCCTACAGCTTCAAGGTCGGGGACACCTACGTCTCCTACCAGCGTCTTGACCCGTTCGGCATGATGCTTGGACTAGCCGCTGACATCTTTGAGCGCTCCACGGCCCTCAAGGCTCAGGATGAGAACCCGCTTCAGACGGCAATGGCCGCGATGGCGGTAGCCTTCTCCAAGAACATCACCAACAAATCTTACCTCGCGGGTATCGAGCAAGTTGTTGACGCCTTCTCCCAGCCCGAGCGGTTTGTGCCTCGGTTGTTCCAGAACAGGCTTGGCTCCTACATCCCGTCAGCCATCTCACAGGCCACAGGCGGATTTGGAGATGACCCGTATATGCGCGAAGCCCGTGGGTGGTTCGATGCGGTTCTTCGCAGGGTGCCCGGTGCCTCAGGCTTCGTGGACCCAAGCCGCAACATCCTTGGCGAGAAGATTGAGCGCACAGGGATCGCCCCGGGCATTGATTACATCAACCCGATTGTTGTGAGCTCGAACAAGAATGATGCGGTGATGAATGAGATCGCCGCCGTCCAACACGGCTTTACTCAGCCCCGGGTTATTCAGGATGGTGGGATCAATTATTCGGACTACCAGAATGCCAACGGGCAGTCCGCTTATGACCGATGGCTCGAGGCTACTTCGGAAGTGCGTATCAACGGCAAAACGCTCCGCCAATCCCTCGAGCGCCTGATCAAAAGCCGCCAATACCAGAAGCTCGGTAGCGAGCTATTGGAAGATTTTGATTCCCCAAGAACCCGTGAAATCCGAAAAGTCATTAGTGCTTATCGGTCAGTAGCTAAGGAGAAAATCTTGAGGGAGTTCCCAGAACTAAACAGACAAACCAACACCGCTACACGGGTCAAATTGGCCCTGAGGCGCGGCGAGAGCGTAGAAGAACTCTTGTCACAGCTTCAGCAGTAGTGTAAAGGACTTACTTAATTTATGGCTAATACTTACGTCGATTACGTTGCCCCTCAGGCCAACTACACTTTTACTTTTCCTTATTTGGATGTCTCCCACGTTAAGGTCTTTGTCGATAACGTCGAGAAGACACAGGGGACTCATTTCACGGTATCCACAAGCCCTCTTAGAGTTGTTTTCACGGCTGGTAACACGCCAGCTAACGGGGCCAAGGTTCGCATCCGTCGTATAACGTACCGCGATACGGCCTTGGTGGACTTTACCAACGGCTCAACGATCCTTGAGTCCGATCTGGACACCGCCGTCAGGCAGACCCTTTACATCAATCAGGAAACCACCGAGCTCAACGATACGGCTCTTCAGATTGGCGCTGGCTCCTCGGATTTCTTCGCCCAGAACAAGAAGATTACTGACGTAGCCTCGCCCACAAACGCGAACGACGCGGCCAACAAAACCTACGTCGATACTGCCGATGCGTTGAAGGTCGCCAAAGCTGGTGACGCTATGACGGGCAATCTGGCGATGAGCGGCAACCGGGTTACTGGTCTAGCTGACCCTGCCTCGAACCAAGACGCCGCGACCCGTAGCTTCGTCAACGCTCAGATCAACAACGCCGTTAAGTTTTCGAGCACGACTCCACCTGACGTGTATTCGTTTACAGGCGACGGGACGACCACCTTTTTTGTTCTTACGGGAGAAACTGAAAGCTCCCTCACCACAGCCTCGGCTTGGCTTGTGTCTTTGGATGGCTTGGTTCAGCGTCCTACCACAGACTACACGATCAGCGTTGTAAGCGGACAGGTGCGGGTTACGTTTACAGCCGCTCCGCCTAACGGTGTTGTGGTTGTTGTTTCTTGCCTTGGTTTCAAGGTCACGGTGGGCGCCGCTCAGTTGGATGCTGGCTCCATTACCGAAGACAAAATCGCGAACCTTGCTGTAACCGCTGGCAAGCTCGCCAACACGCTGGACTTCACGGGCAAGACCGTGACCAACATCAACAAGACAGCGGTTGGCTTGGGCAACGTCCAGAATTTGGACCAGACCAACGCCAATAACATTACTTCTGGGACCATTCCCTCCGCTAGGTTCCCGCTAATGGCCGGGGAGTCTCCATTTGCGTTTACCCCCGGAACCTACGGATCGTGTCAGGCGAGTGTCTGTGAAATCCCACGAGTCAGCGTTGACGACAAGGGCCGGGTGAATTTTGTTTCGTCTTTACCTTGGGTGGGAAAACGGCTGGTCAACATGGTAGTGCTTACGCCCAATCTGTCCAATGTTACGGGAACAAACTCTGTGAACACACTTCCAACGGGAAGCTACGTTGACATCCTTCTGGCTAACCCAACCACAGCCACGCGAACCTACACTCCAGTTTCAAGCAACAGCTTTATCTGTTTTAGCATACGTTATCAGGTTAGCTTGGTTAGTGGATCGGGCATTGGTCATTTCAAATTTTTTGTTGGCGGAGCAGAGGTCAAGCGGTGGAGTACTTCGGGATATGACTCCCACGTAGTTGCGGAGTGGGTCTATTCGAACGCCTCAACAGCCGCTCTATCTTACGCCTTGCAGGGAAGATCGCACGCTACCAACACGGTAAGAGTTCACTACACAAACTCTTTTGACGGGGTGCCTAGTAATCAAACGGTCAGCCCTTCAATTGTTATTGAAGAGTACGCATAATAAAAAGGATTTATGTCATTAACAAAAGTAACCGCCGCCATGACCACCGGGTTAGCCGGGAGTTCCCATGCTCACCCTATTTCGGACGTGACGAGTTTGCAGACCACGCTTGACGGCAAGGCCGCTTCTTCCCACACGCATAGCGCCGCTGACATCACCTCTGGCACGCTTCCTACCGCTCTTATAGCTGATGCCGCGATTACCCCGGCAAAACTAAGCGGAGACCAAAGTGGGAGCGCCCCCGTGTTTGGCGTGAGGGCTTGGTGCCGATTTAACGGAACAAATACTGGAACAAACGCCCCAGCGGCTGGCGGGAATGTCACCTCAGTCACCAGAAACGGAACTGGGGATTATACGGTGAATTTTACAACGGCCCTTCCAGACTCCAGTTTTTGCGTTGTTGTTTCCGCTGGCGATGCCACGGGCACACCAACCTCCAATGGAAGAATGATTGGATTTGGAGGCGCGGCATTTACAACTTCGTCCTGTAGGTTTTCCGTATTTAGTCAAAGCAACGTGGCTAACGACTCTCCTGTTATTAACGTCATTGTAATAAGGTAATTACTTCAATATGTCGGACGAACTTCACCGCTCGCTCGGGAGGCTCGAGGGAAAGCTAGACCAAGTTCTGGGCAACCAAGAATCTTTTCGCCAAAAGTTTGACGCCCACGACAACCGCTTACGTCACCTCGAGGGCCAAAGCATGAAGGCGCTTGGAATTATCACCGGGATTACGGTGGCCTTCAACATCATTATTGACGGCCTCAAGCACAAGCTCTTCGGGGGCTCGTAATGTCCGCTTCAGACAAGGCCAAGGAAGCCCTTGCCAAGCTCCATGATGCGGTTGCTGAAGAGCTTCTATCACGCATCGAGAGCGGTGAAGCTACACCCGCTGACCTATCAGTCGCCGTCAAATTCCTCAAAGACAATGATGTTTCTGCGGCCCTTGATAAAGGTACTCCTGTTTTCAATCTTGCTATGGCTCTACCTTTTGCCGAGCCCTCCACACCCAAAGCCATCGAAGTCAAAGGACTCGCCGTAAAGGAGCCCGCCAAACTACCGTTTGAGGTATCAAAATGAGCAAGCCCCGCGACTACGCCAAGGAATACCGCGAGTATCAGGGCACCCCAAAGCAACTAAAGGCCCAAGCCGCCCGCCACCGTGCCCGTAGGCTGATGATCAAAAAGCATGGCAAGGCGGCTCTTCGTGGCAGAGACGTTGACCACAAAGACGGCAACCCGCACAACAACCGCTACTCCAATCTCCGTATCCGTTCCATCCGTTCCAATCGCGGCGATAAATCGTTTTGACGGGAGCCCCATAAGCGGGGCTAATATCACTTGATGCAACTAGACCCCCGGCTTAGGGATTTCAGGAACTTTCTCTATCTTGTCTGGAAGCACCTAAACCTTCCTGATCCGACGCCGATCCAATACGACATAGCCGAGCGCCTTGAGCACGGCCCCAATCGGCAGATCATCGAAGCCTTCCGAGGAATTGGGAAGTCTTGGATCACGTCCGCCTTCGTGTGCCATCGTCTTCTCCTCAACCCCACCCTCAACGTGCTGGTGGTGTCGGCATCCAAGAACCGCTCTAGCGACTTCACCACCTTCACACTCCGCCTGATCAACGAAATCCCAATCCTTCAGCACCTCAGGCCCCGGGAGGAACAGCGCAACTCCAAGGAGAGCTTTGACGTGGGCCCAGCGCCAGCCTCACACGCCCCCTCGGTCAAGTCTGTGGGTATCACGGGGCAGATCACGGGAAGCCGCGCCGACCTGATCATTGCCGACGATATTGAGACTTCAGGCAACTCCCAGACCGAGCTTATGCGGATCAAGCTGGCTGAGGCGGTCAAGGAGTTTGACGCGGTGGTCAAGCCCGAGGGTCGCATCGTGTTCCTTGGCACTCCGCAGACTGAAAACTCTATCTACGAGAAGCTCGAGCGCCGTGGGTACATGGCCCGGATATGGCCCGTGCGTATCCCCACCGAGGAGCAACGTGTACGCTATGGCGTACGTCTGGCGCCCTTTGTGGCTCAGAATAATGGGACTGCCGGGAGCTCCACGGAGCCCACCCGCTTCACCGAAGAAGACCTTATGTTCCGTGAGGCGTCCTACGGGCGCTCTGGGTTTGCGTTGCAGTTCATGTTGGACCCCCGGATCAGCGACCAAGACCGCTATCCGCTCAAGATCAACGACCTTGTGGTTATGGCCCTCGACAACAAGCGGGGCCCCTCGTTTGTGGTGTGGTGCAACGACCCCGCCAAGCGGCTCAACGACATCCCCAACGTCGGCTTTGACGGGGACGCCTACCACGGCCCGATGCAAGTCTCCGACAGCTTCACCGAGTTCCAAGGGACGGTGATGGCGATAGACCCGTCAGGGCGAGGCAAGGACGAAACCGCCTACGCCATCGTCAAGTGTCTCCACGGTCAACTGTTCCTCACCGACATCGGAGGCTTCCGCTCAGGGTACGACAACGCCACCCTCGAGGCGCTTGCTCGCGCCGCCAAGGAGCACGGGGTCAACTATTGTGTGTACGAGGCCAACTTCGGGGACGGAATGTTTGGGGAGCTTCTCAAGCCTGTCTTTGGACGTATCCACCCGTGTACGATAGAGGAGGTCAAGCACAGCCTACAAAAGGAGAAGCGCATTATCGACACCCTCGAGCCCGTCCTGAACCAGCACAGGCTCATCGTGGACCCCCGGGTGATCGAAAAGGACTACAAGTCGGTAGCCGATGAGCTAGGCGAAACTGCCGAGCGCTACCGCCTTTTCTACCAACTCCCTCGCCTCACCCGGGACAAGGGAGCCCTAGCCCACGACGACAGGCTAGATGCCCTGTCCATAGCCGTGGCCTATTGGGTGGAAGCGTTGGCTAGAGATGTCCAACAAGCCCATTATGACCATAAAGAAGAGCTTCTTCAGATCGAACTCGACAAGTTCATGGAGAGCGCTATTGGAAGGAAAACAGATAAAAAGAACTGGATAAACGCATGAGTACCAACCGCTATACCCTTTTTGAATCCCCCCGTGACTCCTTTATGGTGCCGCCGAAGCGATTAAAGCCCGTTGTAGGGGCTTTTGGTATCTCGGAGGGTGAGGACAGCGGGTCGCCTACAAACGCCCCTTCTAGGGCCATTTCCGCTCCAAATCAGGCCACTAATACGCCTGTTCAGATGCCAGATTTAACAAATGGGGAATTGAGGCTCGATTTGAGCTCCCTCAATCTCCCCTCACCTCGTCTATCAGTTGCCCCCTCGGGCACCAACCAAGCCACCGTTCGGGTGGACTTACAGGACACCATGAGAAAGACCAATACCACGACCAATCCACCCGTGGATCGCATCCCCAAGCCGCAGGGCACCCCCCGGGCTGTGGACGGCGAAATGGGCATTGCCTCGACCGTGATCGACCGCGTGATGAAGAGTGAAGGCAAGAGCGCGGTGCAGTCAGGCAAAAAGGAATACTTTGGCTTCAGGGCCGATCACCCCGCCTTTGGCCGCATCCAAAAAGCCGTCAAACAGTACGGGATCGACTCCACCCAAACCCGCGAAATCGTGGGAACCCTTTTGACCCAGCGGGCCAAGACCGTAGGGGCCGACAAGTTCACCGACCCCGGAGTGCAGGGGGCCATCCTATCCATCGCCCACATGAGAGGCGAAGGGGGAGCTCAGGCTATTCTCAATTCGGTCGCGGGAGCTCCGATTACCAAGTCAGGCAAGCTCTCGAATGAGACCATCAACATGATCAATTCGATGACCCCTCAGGAGTTCCAAGACAGGCTCCGTCAGGTCCGAGAGCAGTACGACAAGAAAGTCTACGGTAATGTCCAAGATTCGGTAGTGATCAATGGCCGAACCGTCAGGGGTAATTGGTGGGATTTGTTCGGAAAGGGACTGATCAATAGATACGACCGCGAACGCAATGAGTTTCTCGCTATGGGTCAACCAGTTACGACACCTGAAATATCGGTGGCATTAAATTCCAAAAACACAAAATAATTTCATTGATTGGTAGAAAGATAGAAAGAGTCCGAAAAATAAAGCTCGACAAAAACGACTCCAAATTGGTAAAATCAATCTATCGCTTATACCTAAGTTAGAGTTCGCTTATGGGGAACTGGTAGCTTAGAACTCTCTAAGACAGTCTATAATCTATAATTATTAAAGTATGTATCTAGGGATATGATTATACATATCATTTAGGTACATCATTAAAATTAGACAACATTGAGACAGTTCGGATGGAACCCGACTGAGGCGACAGCCGAAGGAGGGTCGAAGGCATATCACTTGGTGGATGGTGAAATTGGTGAATGTAGATAAAGCAAAGGCCAATCAAAACAAACCTTGTGTACAAGGGTATCTTTTGGTCAACCTTTGGTAAGTCAGAAAACCATTCACCACCACCACCTTTAATAGATGAATCCACCACCTCTATTCATAATCCATGATGATAGAGCTAAAGACAGACTCCCTCCCCTTGTTGAACAGCTAAAGGTCCAAGGGTGGCCTTTTGAGATTGTTCCCGGGGTTGTCCATGAGGACCCAAGGATAGCCATAAACAGAGCCCACCTCGCGTGCTTTGAGAGAGCCATAGGCTATGGATGGGACCGCGTTTGGGTGGCTGAGGATGACGTCCAGTTCCTTGTTCCCGATGCGCTCAGGAGAATGCAAAGGGTGGCTGAGGCTGAGGGAGGGTTAGTCCTTGGGGGCATCTACGGGGGGATGTCTATGGTGGCTCAGGTGTGCGAGGGGTTTGCTAGGTTGTGTCGGTTTAGCGCCACCCACCTCTACACAGCCCCGGTTAGCCTAGCGGCGCTCATCAGGGACAACCACCACGACCATATCGACTACTTCCTGTCGGAGAGAGCTCAGGCATGGGAGCCTAAGGTGTGTTGGCCTATGGTCGCCATACAGCGCCCCGGGTACAGCGTAAAGGATGGTAAGGCTGTGGACCATACCCACCTCCTTCAAGGGCTACTCTTGGCCCAATAAAGGGGCTTATACGAAGAAGACCACTTTATAGGGTGTTACACCCCGGCCTTCTTCGGTTTGCCTCCTAGATAACGCATTGTGTGTGTTCCTCCGCTGGCCTATTAGGGTTCGACCCCCTAGTAGGTCAGCTTCCCTCCTCTAAAATTTTTTAGAAAATTTCGAAGGGGTATATAACGGTGGCGATTTCCGCGTTCCCCCCATACCCCC